CCATACTACCAGGAACTGTCAATGATAATCTCTGCATATTTAACCCACCTAAAAACATGGGTCTTTGAAGAAACCATTTTTCAATATCGTTAGGTTTTGGTCCTGGACCATATGTTATCTTATCACAATCTTTTGTAGATAATTCTACTAGTTGAACACTTCTAGGTGATATTGACGGTCCATTAAATGTTGAACTATGTGGGTGTACTTTATTTAAATGTTTTGTGCTATCAAAAAAACTATTTGCTTCCAATACAGTTTCTTCAATCACTTGCGTTAACGGATTGATAGTGAGTAATGTTGAACCTGCATATCCATTAGACATTAAATTTAAAATATCAAATGAATTTGAGAATTTATAATTTTCTCCACCGTCAGACTGTTCTTGTGCTAAACTCGGTTTTGCTTTCGGCGCCTCTAATGGTTCGCCAATCTTTTTAACTGTAGCATGTAACTTTCGTACAGGACCTTTTTGCACTAGAGTTTCAAGTGAAGAGAAATTAAAACCATCAAAATTTTCAAAAAATAAATAGGTTGAGCCTGCACTCAGTGGAGACACTGCTCTTCTTGATAACCAATTAATTGCTTTGAGTGGTGATAGATATGGAATAATAATATCGTAAATGCCTGCTGTCGGTTCAATAGTCTTAACAACAGTACCAAGTCTTTTCTTAGCAATATCATTAATCATGTCACTTATTTTTTTACCACTGTATGACTTAGAAAACATTTCTGATTTGAACATATGTTCGCCACAAAAATACAGAATGTAGTTTTCGTTAGTATCACTTTCTTTTGCCCTATCACTCATTTTGTAAATGCGATAAGTTTTTTTATATGTTAGTTTGTGTGATGGTTTTGTAAATGAAATTGAGATTGTTTCATATCCGGCAAGAGGCAATTTGTTGATAATATTATTACTATCACTCAACATGATATTGCCTGTCAATACATTATTGTAGATATCTTCAAATATATTCAATTCAAATAAAATACCTCTAACATCAAGTTTACGACCATTACCAGATATTAAATTACACTCATTCAATTCAAAGTCATATGAATTGGCTAATCCATCAGTTTCCATATTATGTATTTTCCAATAACTGTTCTAATTCTCTAATAATCTGACCAGTATACTCTTTTTTCAACAAAGAAATATCTCTCTTTGCCTCATTCAAACCATCTTCATATTCATAACAGTATACAACATTTCTTGTTGTGGTTTGTGTGATTACTGGACCGCCGCTGATTGTTGCAACAACAGGAACCATATTGACTAGTGTGGCATACTCAGTAGCATCACTTGGCAATATTGACTGTGATGAATCACCATATGATGTGGTTGTAGTTATGATTTTTTCATAATGATGTACTGTAGTTTTGGCTAACTCAACACTACCATATTTTGATTTAATGAATCTTTGAAAACTGATATAGTCTTTAGGCCAATCTAAAACAGGATCCAAAATATTATTGAATAGAGTCACAAACCAATACAAGTCAGCAGATCCATAAAGTTTGTGTGCAATTATTTCTGGTCTGTCACCATCTTTAATTTTGTACTTGTAAAAGATGTGAGTATTTCTGCGAAGAAATTCACGAAAATCAATTCTCTGATTATCATAGTATAGAGTAACTCTTGTAAAGATATTACTAACAACATCTATAGTCTGCTCTTTTTGGTTTGCATTTAAATTGTAACCAAGGAGAGGAAATTTTTCGAAATAAGCAATTGCCATTAGAATCCCTCTTTAACTCTTTCTTTGGTAATGAATTCCAATTCTTTGAATGATAACTGCATACGAATATATGTTGGCATACCATCCTTAAATGTAGTATAACCATTAGGCGCATAATCAACATTCAGTCTATCTAAAACGCAACTGGCTATTTTTCCTAACTTATCATTTCGACCACCACCATATAAAAAGCTAATATCAAAAGTAGCTGGTGGTACAAAGTAACGACCACTATATCCGCCCAAGATTTCTGGTGCTGAATGAAACTTTAATGCACCAATAATGTCGATAACATTTTTTGCTTCTGCTTCTGACTTTGGTGCAAAAGTAAAGTCAAACTGAAATGACCTTAGTTTTGGCGAAACATATAAAACTTCAATTTGAGGGTTTACTGCATAACCAGTAAGACCCATAGCGACTTGTGTTTTTGGTCCACCACCTAATGCTGTGCCTGCGGCTTCAGCGGCCGCTGGACCTAAATTTGATAACACACCAGCTTTCTGACCATTTTGCACACCATCAGTTTTTGAGAATGCGCCCGTGATACCTTGAGCCGCTTGAAGAGCCACACCAAGCACATCTGTTAAACTTGTTTCATTCCAATCTTGTGCAAAATCCCATGTCACAGTATCTGGCATGTATAATCTAATTGTCTGTGCTATCCTATTTGTCTTTTGACCTAAACTTAAAGATGCCGCAGAGCCTTCTACTTTTTGTCCGTCACCACCATTGTTGACAGGTTTGGCTCCTGCTTCTCCGCCACCTCCACCAATTTGAACTACTCCAGTGACATTTTGTCCTGCGGCAGTGTCTGCTTTTTGATTTTGTGCTGTTACACCACCGCCACCAGTATATGCAGTTCCAGCACCAGAAGTGAATCTAGACTTTCCTTGAATGTTGATATTGATTTGAAAAACATGAGGATATCTTCCACTACCCAAATCAGCAGGATAAGCCATACTCTGAAAAGCAAAAGGTTGTGATTCAATTGGAGCCGCAGGACCAGATGCCTCACCTCCTACTTTTGGTTCAGTTGCCATTTGTTTGTTCTGTTAGTTGATATATAAAAGATGAATGATAAACTATTTATATGGCATACAGAGGCAGATTCTACCCAAAACACCCTTTAAAGTATAAAGGCGACCCTAACAAAATCATATATCGTTCTTCATGGGAAGTACGAGTGATGAAGTATTTGGATGAGAATGATGGTGTTGTTTGGTGGGCAAGTGAGGAAATGAATGTCAAGTACATCTCACCTGTTGATGGTCGTGTGCATAGATACTTTCCTGACTTTATTGTTAAGGTAAGAAGAAAAGATAACTCTTCTACAATCTTCATGCTTGAAGTTAAACCTGAAGCACAGACTAAGTTAAGACAACCTAAAAGAGTCACTAAGCAATACATTAATGAAGCGGCAACATACGCTGTTAATCAAGCTAAGTGGAAATATGCTGAAGAGTTCTGTAAAGACCATGGATGGGTATTCAGAGTGGTAACAGAGAAGGACTTAGGAATCTAATTATTAACTTCAAACCGGACACCGATACTTATAAGATGGGTATCAGTTAGACCGGGCAATGATGTTATCAATGTGGTTACAATGTGAGTATAAATAGTCTTATGGCATATCTAATTGACAGAATCAATCAACAACTAGCAAAAGAGGGTATCAAACCAAGAACTGATGCCGCTCGGGCATGGTTACGCTCAGAAGTCGCCAATTTGAATCCTAGTCGTTCAGCATTGATGCGAGACCGTGAAAAGTTGCGTAATAGAACAATGATTGGTCGAATGTACTTTTATTTTTATGACCCTAAACATAAAGATACATTACCATACTACGATAGATTTCCACTTGTTCTACCAGTCGAAAGATATGCCGATGGATTCTTGGGTTTGAATCTTCATTACATTCACCCAAAACAACGAATCATTTTACTTGACAAATTGAGTGACTTTGCAACAAATTCAAAATACGATGAGACAACAAGACTACGATTATCCTATGCCGTATTGTCAAGTGCAACAAAAGCATTTGAAGCAACACCATGCATCAAGAGATATCTGTTCACTCATGTTGAAAGTAGATTTTTAGAAATTACAGCAGACAAATGGGACATAGCCGCACTATTACCTTTTGAATATTTTGTTGGCGCAAGCAAGAGCAAAGTGTTCAGAGACTCAAGGACAAAATTTTAATGTTAAATACTTTCATATCAAGCATAAACAAATACGGCATATCAAAAGCAAGTCACTTTGATATTTGTATGCATGTGCCACGAGGAATTGCGACTGGTGGAGGTAGAGGTGGAACCTCACTTCCTATTGAAGGCACGAATAGAATGATTTCAATGCGATGCGAATCGATTGATTTACCTGGAAGACAAATGGTTACCATAGATAATAAGATTTATGGTCCGATTTACAAAACCGCCTATCAAACATTGTTCAGTGATTTGAATTTAACTTTCATTGAAACTAAAGATATGGATTTTAGATATTCATTTGAGAGATGGATGGAGTTTATTCAACCAACTGATATTGATAACAATGTGGAATATTTCAATAACTATAAAGCAGAAATAAACATCTATCAATATGACCAAGTCGATGATGGAACTAAAAAATATAAGAAAACATTAACATATAATGTTTATGATGCATTCCCAATTAATGTCAACCAATTAACTGGCGCTTGGACTGATGATGGATTTCATAAACTACAAGTAACTTTTGCATACCAGAGACATACAATAGTGCAAGATAAGTTACCAGGATTCTCACAAAAATCGCCACCATTGGATCAATTGTCATTGAATGGAACTTCAAGCACTGCCACTGGCGGAGTTAACGCCCAACTTAGAAGATAATTTAACTGAAATGAGGAGACTTTAAACTATGGCTTTACCAAAAATTGATGTGCCTATATTTGATATGATTTTGCCTTCAACAAGCAAATCAATTAAGTATAGACCTTTTCTTGTAAAAGAAGAGAAAATATTATTGATTGCAATGCAGTCCGGAGAATCAAGTGCGATTATAGAAGCAGTAAAACAAATCATTGGTAACTGTGTTATTGATGATATTGATGTTGATGATTTATCATTGTTTGACATTGAATATCTGTTTTTAAATCTTCGTGCAAGGTCTATTGGAGAAAAGGTAGATTTGAGATATCGATGCAACAATATTGTAGATGATGCTAAGTGTAATTTTGTTTCTGAGTATCAAGTAGACTTGTTAACTATCAGACCAAAATTCACCGAAG